TGAAGCGCGGCGCGATATTTTCGGTGTAAAAAGTGAGATATTTGCTTTTTCGATCTGTTGCAGAGGGTGTAAGAGAATTACCGAAACTGCATGATCGAAGAATGCCGTCGAATGATTCCGGACGCAAGAAAGCCACCTTCGGGTGGCTTTCTTTTTGAGTTGGGTTGGAGGGCTTTCAGGCGTTCCAGCGGCTGGCCAGCGCGTTGATGTCAACCTCGCCTTGGGCGATGGCGCGCAGTTCTGTATCGGGCAGGCCGTTCAGTACGTTTGTGGCGCGTTGGTCGAGCAGCAGTTGCGCCATGCGCTGCCAGTCGGGGTATTCGCGCAGCAGAGCCAGATTCTCGGGACGGTTGCGGATAAAGGCTCCGCCGAGGTAATCGGTCAAGCATTGTTCAATGTGTGTGGTCATGGCGTGCTCCGGCAAGAAGGGGGTTGTTGGTGACAGCACCAGTAACGCTCTGTCTGGCGAACACATCAAGTCTTTTCTACACTTTTTTCTGTCTGTTTTTCCACGGCACGTGGAGAGAGCCAGAGCACTTCGGTTCTGGGGCGTGTGCTTCCGGCGGCGCGGCTTTGGCGCTCGATGCGGTGCCAGTTGTGCAGTGTCTGGTCGTAGAGGTCGGAGGGGTAGCCTGACAGGACGACCATGCCTTTGACGTGGCGCAACTGTTCCAGCAGGGCGATGTGGTCGGTGTCGGTCATCTCGTGGCGGTAGCCTGCTTTGGAGCGTGTTGAGGGCAGGTAGGGCGGGTCGATGAAGAACAGGGTGTCGGGGGTGTCCTGGGCGCGGATGACGTCGTGGGCGGGTCGGCATTCGAGGATGACACCGTGCAGGCGGCGGGAGAGGGTCGCCAGGGTTCTGGGGTAGTTGGCCCATTCGCGGGCTTTGCAGTGGGTGGCGTTGCGGTGTTTGGCATCGGCGAAGGTGGTTTTTTTGGGGTTGAACAGGGCTTGGTGGTGGAAGGATTGGTAGGCCCGTACGATGGCGCGCTGGGCGCGGATGATGGGATTTGGGCTGTGCTGGAAAGCCGATTCGAACATGCGGCGGCTGTAGGGGGTTCGGCGCAGGCGGCGGATCAATGCGCGGCATTGGGGCGGGTCTTGCACGATGCGGAAAATCTCCACGATGGCATCGTCCAGGTCGTTATAGACCTCAATCCTGCTGCGCGGTTTGCGCAGCAGGACGGAGGCAGCGCCGCCGAAGGGTTCGACATAGATGCGGTGGGGCGGGAAGTGGGACAGCACCCAGGGGGCGATGGCCCATTTGCCGCCGAAGTAGCGCAACAGGGCGCGGGTGGGGCGGTCATTGTGGCTGGGTTGCGGGATGGGATGATGCACGGGAACTCCTGTGGGCAACAGGCGTTCCATGACACTCGGGGGTGGTGGATTGGGTGCCGAACTGGTTGATGCTCCGGCAGCGTGGACACTTGATGGATAGGGTGAGGTAGTCGCCTTCGGCGAGTTTTTTGTGGCAGTGGGAACAGCGGATGTCGTTAGATTGTTGTTTCATGTGCTGCAAAACCTTTACAAGTTTTGATAGCCTTGTCGCGCCCAGTCGACGGGTGCGCGGCCTTGGCCGTCTTGCAGCTCTCTCTACGAGGTGGTGCTGTATTGGGTGTGTCTGCACGCAATGCAGCGCCGCGTTTTTTGTTTGGTGGTGGCGTTCTGCGCTATGGCATTGGGGTCTCCTGTGTTGGTTGGGTTGATCCACTACACCTTCGGGGCGGTGTTGTCGGCGTTGTGGGTGAGGATGGCGGCGGGGCCGGTTGGGGTGTCAACGGCGGTCAGGTAGGTATCGATGGTTTCCACGTTCAGGGTGACGACGCGGGTTTCGACCTCGATGGCCTGTTTGCTTGTCACCGGCCACGGTGCGCCATCATTGCCCAGCAGGCTGTCGCCGATGGCAATGTCGCGCATCGGCATCCAGCGCCAGAGGCCATCACGCAGCACCAGAAAGTCGTGTTCCCAGGTCGCGCGCAGGGTGTTGTTGATGAGGAAGTGGGTGTGGTAGCGGTCGTGGATGGTGGTGACGACGTGAACCGGGAGCCATTCGCCATCGCTGACGCTGGCTTCGGGCGTGGTCCACTCGCGCCAGGCGGGATCGTCTTCATCGCGCATGCCGGGGAGGAAAAAGCCAGTCAGCACATCGCCGAGCTGGATGTCCTCGATCCGCGTTGTGCCGCCGTCCCACAGGACGATCTTGGTGCCGTAGGGCAGGCATCCGCCGCCACCGCCGCCGCCGTCATCGCCGATGCTGCCTTTCATTGCGAACAGGGTGCCGACGTCGGCGCTGCCGCTGGTGAGGCCGGTCGGCTGCGGCAGCGGGCTGCCGCCGTGGGTGATGGCGCGGAAGCGCTGGGCAATATCTGTCCCCTGGCTGATGAGGCCGGTGTTGGCGCGGGCGGCGGTGCTGCCGCGCGGTTCGAGGATGAGGTCCAGGTCAACCAGGCCGTTGTAGGTGGCGCTGCCGATGGTGAGGTTGCTGACGTGGGTGCGCAGGCCGCTGGCGGCCTGGGAGGGGGGCTGGCTTCCGCCGGGGGGCAGGGTGCTCAGCATGGGCGCGCCTCCAGGGCCGCAATCCGGTGTTCCAGGCCATCCAGCCGGGTGGTGAGTTCCTTGACGGCGGCGACCAGCACGGCTTCCAGTTTGCCGTAGCGGACGTACCAGAGACCATCGTTTTCCTGCACGGCTTCGGGGACGATCTCGCGGTGTTCCTGGGCGATGAAGCCAAAATCGGCTGCACCGCTGCCCTTCCAGCGCCAGCGCCGGGGGGTGAGGCGGGCGACGATGGACAGGGCATCGGTGAGGTCTTCGACATCGTCCTTGAGCCGGACATCGGAGGCGGTGGCGGTCACATGGGTCGCGGTCAGGCTGCCCGCCAGGTGGGCGGTGTTGTTGGCATCGATGCGGAAAATCCATCCGTTATTGGTGGCATCGTAAATCCCGACGGTGCCATTGTTGACGGAGGTGAGGTGAACGGTGCGGCCACCGCTTCCGGGGACGCGCCGCAGCTGGAGTTTGCTTTCAACCCCGCCTTTTTCAATGTAAACATCCCCGGTCAGGGTGCCGCCGCCCAGCGGCAGGTAGTCGTGGGTGTGCGCGGCGGGCGGGAAGCTGGCAGGCTTTTCGGTCACTTCACCCCACTTGGGCCAGCGCGTGGCCTGTGCGGGCTTGCCGGTCACATCGCCCCAGGCGTGGGTGTGTGCCGCTGCCGGAAACGTTTCCGGTGTGCCGGTAATGTCACTCCACGCATGCGCATGACTGGCGGGAGCCGCGCCGATCTCGGCCAGCGTCCAGGTGACGTTGCCGGTGCCGTTGACGGGCTTGCCGGCATTGCCGATTTTGAGCGTGCGCTCGGCACCCCAGCGCGATGTGATGATGTCCGCCGTGCCGTTGAAGGACGTGCCGTTGATCCTGGTCGATGAGGTGAGCTTGTTCGCGCTGGTGGCGTTGCCGTTGAATCCGCCGGGTGCGGTGATCGGGCCGCCGGTGTAGCTGAGCGCGCCCGACTCGCGCAGCCACAGTTCGTTTTCCACCACGCCGGTGGTTGCGTTGTAGCGGCGCGCCCGGAGACTGTCGGAGGGGCGGTGCCAGAACACATTGGCGCGTGGAGCATGGGTTTCATCCCGGAATTGCACCTCGGAACTGGGGGCGCTCGCTGCGGCTTTGAACGTCAGGTGTCCGCTCAGCGTGCCGCCGGTGGTTTTCAGACGGCTGTCGGGGTCGAAATTGCCCGAGTGCCAGAGTGTGTACCACGGCGCGCTGCCGTTGTTGGCGGTGTTGCGGAACATCAGCCCGTGGCCGCCGAATTTGCACGCCAGTTGCAGGGCGTAGTAGTTGGTGGGGTTGGCGTGGGTGAGCGAGAGGAGGTTCCACCAGGCGGTTTCCTGCACCGGCCAGCCGGGGCCGGGATGGCTTTGCTGGTAAAACCCGCTGGAAATGCGCTGGGTGATGTCTTCCGGTGCGGTTTTGATGGTCTGCACTTTGTCGTTCAGCGCCTCGACCAGCCCGCCGACCTGGTTCATGCTGTGGGTGTGGCTGGCCGGTGGAAACCCGGCGGGCTTTTCCGTCACTTCGCCCCACTTGGGCCAGCGGGTCGCGGTAGCGGGGATGCCGGTGACGCGCCCCCAGGGCTGCTCATGCACATTCAGCACGTCCTTGAGCGCCTTGGGCGTGATCGCGCGGTCGGTATCTGTGCCTGCCTTGGCTTCGGTGGAGGTCGCGAGTTCCACCACGCCCTGCACGGTGGTGGTCGCGGGCGGGTTGAGAAAATTGGCGTTGCCGAAGGTGATCGACGTGGCCGCGACCTGCAGCAGCTTGACGTCAACTGACAGCAGCAGCATCGCATTGGCGGATTTGTGCATCACCGGATCGCTCTGGCCATACAGCGCAAACAGGGTGCCGTCATTCAGGTACAGGGCGAAGCTGCGCAGGGCGTAGCTGGCGGTGCTGTCATCGCGGATGGTGATGTGCAGGGTGTCGGCGGCGACCGCCGCGCCGGAGAACGTGGTCAGGCGCTTGATCTCGCCGGGGAGGCTGGCGGTGGTCGGCGTGGGGGCAAGGGCGCTTGCGCTCACGCCGACCTGGGCGATGGTGACGGGGGCAAGCCCCGTGTGTTCGGCGTTGATCAGCGCGGCGCGGCCAGTATCGGTGATGGTGAGGGTCAGGGCAGTCATGGATCAGCTCTCGGTCAGCCACAGGCGCATGGAGGTGACGGCGCGGGCGGCGGGGATCAGGGACAGGGACGGGGTGAAGTGGAGCAGCGCTTCGGTGAGGGTCAGGCGGCGGTAGCTGGCACCGGTGGCCCCTGCGGCCAGGAACACGGCGCTGCGCGCCTGCATGCCCTGGGTAAAGGTGAAGTGGGCGCGCGCGGGTTTGACGCGGTGGACGGCGGCGATGACGGCATCGACCACGGTGTCGGATGCGGGCGCGCCGTCCTGGTCGGCGAGGTTCAAGATCAGCTCGAAGGTGTGCGGCGGGCCGGGCGGGTCACGCTGCCACCATTCGCGCAGGACGATGTTCGCGCCAAAGCTGCGCACCAAACTCTTGACCGCCCACGGGGTGCCTTTGAGGCGGTGCAGTTCAATGGCCTGTTTGAGCAGCCGGCGCTGGCTGGTCAGGGTGGTGGCGGCGGGCCAGATGGCCTCGTCGGTCAGCGAAAACTGCTCGGCCAGATACGGCAGCGCCGCTTCGGGCGCGGTATCGACCAGATACAGCAGAAGTTGCTCCAGCGGCAGGGCTGCATGCTGTTCCCACACCAGCTCGCACAAACGGGCAAAGCGCGGATCGGCGGCGAGCGCGGGCGGCAATGACGGCTTATCCATGCGCGCTGCCGCCATCGGTCAGGGTGATGCCGGTGCAGCAGCCCCACTGGTGGGCTTGAAGCACCTGGAACGCGGGCGATGTCACCTGCACCCGATACACGCCGGGAACGTGCAGGGTGGCCGAGATTTGTTCGGGGACGAGGTCGAGGCCGAGGGTGCGCTGGCGGGTGGCGAGCCAGTCATCCAGCGCGGCGCGGGCGCGGGACAGGGCATCGGCGCGGTCGGCGGTGGTGTAGCAGGTCAGGGTGGCCGCAATGGCGTAATCGACTTGTTCCGGGGTGCGCACGAGCACGTGATCGGTCAGCGGGCGCACGCGCTCGGCGGACACGGCGGCCAGGACGGTGGACAGCAGGGTATCCGATGGCAGGCCGGTCTCGGTCAATGGATACAGCGCGACCTGGCCGGGGGGTTCGCCTTCCGATGGGCCGTACACGGCCACATCCACAATCGACTGATGCGCGGACATGGCGTGGTGGCGGTACGCGCCATAACTGCCCGCGTTGGTGTAGCTTTCCGGCGCGGAGATGATCCGCTCGCGGTAGCGTTCATCGGTCTCCACGTCCGCACCGCCGCTGCTGGGGGTGGTGTTGCTGGCAGTCACTGGCAGGTTGTCTTGCAACGCCGTGATCTGGCCGGGCAGCCAGCCGTTGCCGGTCAGGCCCGGTTCAGTGCTGGTGGCGCGCACGTGGATGGGGGTGGTGCCGACTTCGACCTGTTCAAGCGTTGCAAAATTCACCCGCCCGTCCTGACTGGCAATCACGGTACCCGCAGGAACGATGACCGGCGGGCCATCCACAGCGATGCGGGTCAAGGTGATCCCGGTCTGCGCGGCGGCAGCGGGCAGGCGCGGGGTGCCGACCAGTTCGCCCAGATAATCCAGAAGTGCGCCATCGGAAAAGCGCACCAGCAGTTTCTCGGCGGTGGCTTGAACAGCAGCGTGGCCCAAACTGACGGCATAGGCGATTTGATGGATGAACAGACGTTCGATCTGGCCCGGATACAGGGTTTTGCCACTGTCCTGCTCGTAACGCTTGACCAGATCGGCCTCGATGGCGGCGGGGTCAACGTGGACAAACTCGGGCGCGGTCAGGGCGGTGTTCATGCGTCCACCTGTGTTTGCTGGATCACGCCATCTGCTGCTTTCCAGCGGATGCGGATGGTGAGGTGTTCAGGGGCCGATGCAGGCTCGATCTGCACCGATTCAATGCGCATGCGCGGCTCCCAGCGGCGCAGCGCGGAAACAATCTCGCGCACGAGATGCGGGCGGGCGCGGGTGATCGGCCAGTCGATGTAATCGTGGATGCGGCAGCCGAAGTGTGGGCGGTGGGTATCGCTGCCGGGTGGGGTTGACAGGATGATGCGGATGGACTGGTCAATGTCGTGGATGCCCTGCACGGTCTGGCCTTCGCGCGCGAGCGCGGGCTGCCAGTGGACGGGGGCTGCATCATGGACACAGGGTGCCGGTTGTCCTGCTGAACGTCTTGTAAAGCACGTTAAAAAGTGGGGTTATGGGTGGGTGTGGTGATTGCTGTTGCCGGTTCCGTCCATGACGCTGCCGGTGGCGTTGATGTCGCCGTCCACCTGCAAATTGCCGGTACAGGTCGTTTGCGGGGTATCCAGGGTGACGGTATCGGCGTGTACGCTGACCTGGTTCGCGATGATGGTCACGCTGGCCGCGCCATTGAACGTGAAGGCATGGGCAGACTGGTTGTAGGTGACAATCGTGCCGTCCTTGAAGCGGACGTATTCGGTATCGGCATCGGTGACCGGTGGCGGGTTGGCAGTGGAGTAAATCCCGCCCTGTACGGTGCCGCCTGCGCCATCGGGTTCCAGCAGTACAGAGACCTGTTCGCCCAGCGCGGGCAGGATGGCGCGGCGCTGGACTTCGAGTGTGTTGGTCTGCGGGACGTACAGCCAGTACGTTTCGATATTGTCGCGTTCGGGCAGTCGCACGCGGACGCGGCAGGTGGCGTAATCCAGCGCGCTGACAATGCCGTAAAGGAGTTCAGTCATGGTGTGATCTCGTAAAGGATTTATGGCACGCGGCAGGCATCAACTTCGGTCGTCAACCCGCTGCCGCGTTCGATGCTGTGGCTGATGCGCGTCATGAGCCAGGTTCCGGCAAACTGCCCCGCAGCCTCGCCAGCCAGTGCGAGCGTGCTGCCGCTTTTGAGTTCAGGTTTTCCCATGCACTGCCAGCTTGCGGTGCAGCGCTGGCGCTGGGCCTTCGCCATTCTGGCCTTGGCCTGTGCCGCCGCCTGCGCGGTCGATGTGGCGCGCTGGGTGCTTTTGGCAGTATTGCCGCTACTGGCCGCGCGGTTGACACTGGACGGGACAGCCACCACCTTGCCATCCCGGATGACCATTTCGACCAGCTTGCCTTTGGCCGCATCGTGATGTTTGGCCGTCACCTCTTTGGGCAGTTCGCGGAAGCTGTCGCGCAGGCGCACGTTTTCGAGTTCGGTCAGGCGTACCGTGGTGACAGGCGCGGCGCGCTCAAGGTCGGCGATACGCTGAAATACCAGCGTGCCATCCCACAGTTTGAAGGTGTGGTCGTATTGCGCGGCCAGTTCGCGCAGGAACTCCAGATCGGCCTTGTTTTGAGTGAGACGTTCGAGTCGGATACGGTCTGCCGTTCCTGCAAATTCCAAGCCTTGACGCTGTGCAATCTGGCGGGCGATGGCTTCCAGCGTCATCCCCTCGTATG